GGAGGCCAGGGGATGGAATTCCCCGGAGCGTTACCCTGCTGCTTATTCAGAAAAGACAGCGTGTCAGCGCAAAGCACTCATTGCATTACGCGCTGAATCCGCACTCAATGCGCACCGCATACTCCGGCTGCAGCAGCTTCACGCCGAAGCCGTCCATCTTCCAGCCGATAGAACTGACCTGATCCAGCGGATCGGCGACGCCCGCACTGCCGGCAGGCTTGACGATCACGCGCGGACGCGCGCCCTTCCAGCTGGTGTAGCCGTAGGCGTACTGGCCCAGCACGATGATGGAGGCCACGTCCACGCCGTCCGCGCCCGCGCCGCTGAAGATCTTCGCCTCGGTGCTCTCCACGATGCGGCAGCCGAACAGGCGGCCGACCTCGCCGGTGTAGATGTTCTCCTTGTCCTGATAGGCGGAGACCTTCTGGAAGGCCTCGTCGCTCTGCAGGTCGTAGATGACGTCCGGACCGCAGATGGCGATGTAGTAGCCGCCAAAGCGCTGGGCGTGCGCCTTCTTGAGCTTGCGCACGGCCTTTCGCAGCTCCACGCTGGTGAGCTTGTCGGCGGCGGTCAGCTCGTCGCGCGCGGTCTTGCCGCCGGCGAAGATGACGTTGGTGCAGGTGGCCAGCTCGTCGCGCACGATCGCGTCGATGGAGCGCGCGCCCGCGTCGCCGAACAGGCGCGTCTTGCGCATGATGTTCATGTCCAGGTGGGACAGATCCAGCTTGTCGGTGCAGCGGGCGTACTCGCCGTACTGCTCCAGCTTCACCGTCACCTCGGTCTCGGCGAGCATCACGCCCTCGCCGGGGTTGCCTTCCTCCAGCGCGGTGGTCTTCGTCTCCAGCGGAATGAGCTTGCGCATGTTCATCACCAGGCCGTTGTTCTCGGGCATGATGTGCTCGTCGCCGAACTGCAGATGCACCAGCTCCGGCTCAAACGTGCGCAGCAGCTCGCGGTTGTAATAGGTCTGCATGCCGGGGGTGAGGCCGGCGCTCGTGGTCATGTTGGTATCGGTATAGGTGTAGCTCATGAATGCATTCTCCTTTCGTCATCACAGGGTAATCTTCTCGCCTGCAAGCAGCCGCTCGTAGAGCCCGTCGGAAAAGCGGGCAAACTCGCTGCTGCTCATCCTCTCGATGGCATGCGTGCGCGGCACGCTGCCTGCCGTCGCCGTCTTGATCGCGGGTACGGCGCGCTTGACCGGGCGCGGCGGCTCCTGCGCCATGCGCATCAGATAAGCGGTCGCCGCCCGGCGCGCGCTCATGCCGCCGCCCACATCGCGCTGGGCCTGCTCGTCTGCGGCGAAGGCCTGAAGCTGCTGCTGCGTCCATCCGTCTGCAAGCAGCGATTCCAGCTCCTTGGCGATATGCGCGCGCACGGCCTGCGCCTCGTCCTGTTCCTCCGCCTGTCCGGGCTGCTGTGCCTGCTCGGCGGCGCTCTGGGGCGCGGGCGCATGGCCCTCCTCCTGCGGCGCTTCGGCCTCGTGCATGCCGCCGCTCAGTTCGCCGTCCGGCCCGGCATGCGCAGCCTCGTTCATCGCCGCATCCATCGCCGCGGCCTCGTATACGGCCTGTTCACTGTGTTCCATGTTCGTCTCTCCTTTCTGTTAAACCGGTTATTCCTGCATATAAGAATCCGCCATGATCGCCGCCGCGCGCTGGCGCTGCAGCTCAAGCGACGTCGCCTCGTTTTCCTCGATGGCGCGCAGCACGGAATCCTTGGTGCGGTAGCCTTCCATCAGGCCGATGACGCTGCGGGCGGGCAGCGGCGCGCCGCTCTGCGCGCAGATCTGTGCGGCGTGGAGCAAAAACTCGTTGTCCGCCTGAATCTGCAGCGGGTTGTTCTTCTGCACCTGCACGCGCACGCTGTAGGCCGGGCGCGCGATCCTGCCCGACTGGCTGCCGGGCGCGATGAGCTCCACGAACCTGTCGGCCATGCGGCCGGAGCCGTCCCATCCGCCGACGATGCGCAGCTTGCGGCCCGGCTCCATATACTCGCTGAGGATCCACATGATCTGAATCACCAGCTCGGAAAACGCCGTCTTGTACTGTGCGGTGTGCCAGCGCGTGATCTTGCCGCCGGCCTCCTGCAGCGCCTGAATCGCGCCCGCCGCCGTCACGCCCAGGCCGCCCTCGCCGCGGTTGAACTGGTTCTGCCCGCAGTCCTGCTTCATCGTATCCACCAGATAGTTCATGATCTGATAGACCTGGCTGCTCAGCGGCTCGGCCTGCACGGTTTGAAGCACCTCGCGGATGTCCGCGCCGTCCCACTCGATGACCTGCCGGCTCAGATCGGCGATGTCCTCCGCGCTCACGCCGCAGCCCCGGCGCACGAAGTGGCGCTGCAGGCTCGCATGGCGGGCGTTGTCGTCGATGTACTTCTGGTAGCGGTCGATGGCGTGCTGCGTCTCGCGGTAGTCGTGCACCATGCCCGTGCCGAACGGACGGCGGAACACGCGCCTGTAGCGGAACAGGACGAACGGATACATCCCGTGCGCGTACACGCCCTCGGCATAGGCCTGCGCATCCGCGCCGCCGAAGCCCAGCTCCGTGGAATACAGCAGCGCGCCGCCCGCCATCTGCGCCATGTGCACGCGGTAGCGGCGTGCATCCGCGTCGTACCGCCTGTACCAGAATTCCAGCAGCGTCACGCTCTTGTCGCCCTGCGGCGTCTCCAGCATCGGGTCGGCGGCGTCCTGCGCCGTCATGCCCCTGTCGCCGCGGACATAGCCGCGCACGTGCGGATAGTGCTCCTCGACCCAGGCGACGGTGGTTCGCGTCGTCTTGAACACGCCGCGCCCGTCCTGGATATCCTCGGCCATCGGGTCGGGATAGAAGTCCTCCGGGTGCCAGGCGATCACGTTCACCATGCCCTCGCCGCCCTCCATATCCTCGTCCCAGAAGGCCTGCGCCACGCCCGTGCCGGTGACGATGCTGTCCTCCATCAGCCGCTGGTAGGTGTCCGCCCAGTTCGCCTGATAGAGCACGTAGGCCACCACGTCGCTCATCTCCTCGGCGCTGCGGGCCGTCTCCTCGCGCTCGGGCACCATCTGCGCCTGGGGCATGTTGTCGATCTGGTCGGCGATGACGTTGTCCATGCAGCTGTTGAGCGTCATGCCCGGGGGCGACGTAGCGCTTCGCTCGTCCTGCGCAAGCTGGCGCATAAGCCGGGCGCGGCGCATCTGCTCGTGATCGCCCCGCAGCTTCGTCTCAAAGAAATCGAAGAGCCGGTAGCCGCGCTCAAGCAGCTGCCTCTGCGCCTGCGTGAGCGGCTGGAGCGATATGCGCTGCTCCTCCTGCGTGCGCAGGTCGCCCGGCATGCCTTCGCCGCCGCGCCTGCGCTTTTTCCTTTCTGCCATGTATTCCCTCCTCAGTCGTCCAGCGGGCCGTTCGCCCGCGGCGGTTTTTCCCGGATGATGCGCGGCGCCATCGGCCGCGACATCAGAAAGTACCGTGTCTCGTCGTAGATGTGGTCCTCGCCCTGCGTGTCGATATCCTCCACGCGCACGGCGTCGTAGCACAGCGCCGGCACGGTGCGGATGAAATCGCGGCAGTTGCTCGTCACATAGAGCATGGGCCGCCCGTCCTCGCCAAAGCGCAGGCGCTCGTGCAGCTGCATTTTGCCGGCGATGCGCGTGTTGTCGCCCTTGTTAAAGACGACGCAGGGACAGTGCCTTCGGATCTGCTCCTCCACGCTGGGGCCGCGGCTCCTGTCCCAGATGGCGGGATCGGCCACGCCGCGCAGGCGGATCCCCTCGCGCACCTCGTCCTCCAGCAGCCCGGCGATCATCTGCCCGATCTCCTCCGGCGGCTTGCACACGCCGCGGTTTGCCTCGCCCGCCACGCAGCCGTAGAGCTCCTTGTAGCGGTAGGCGCGTCCCTGCTCGTCCACCGCCCACACGCCCACGGAAAACGGGCGGGAGTAGCCGTGGTCGAAGGAGACCACGCGCGTCCAGTGCGCCGGGATGGGAAACGGGCTGATGACGTGGGTGTACAGGCCGTCGGCGTAGTGGCTCTCATCGTCGGTGAACTCGGGGAAGGCCTGCCCGCTGAAGGCGTCCCACCGCCCTTCCAGCAGCGCCTCGCGCAGCTTTCTGGGCTTCTGGCGCAGCTCGATCTCGTACATCTTCGAAATGTGCGGATTGTCGCGCACCGTCGCGGGGATGTACTCGACCGTCGTCTCGGCCTGCTCGCCGCCCTCCAGCTCCGTGCGGCGCACGAAGGCGCGGCGGCCGCAGTCGGTGCTGTCCACGAAGTAGGCCTTCACCCATGCGTGGCCCGGGCCGCCGGGGTTGGACGCGCAGCGCACGCACGGCGTGACGCCCAGCGATTTCGGCGCGCGCAGCCTCGTCTTGAGGTAGTCGTACATGCCGCGGGTGAAGTGGGTGAGCTCGTCGAAGTAGAGCCACTGGATCTCCGCGCCCTGATACTGGAGCATGGAGTCGCCCTCGTCGTTCATGTAGCAGAAGTGCAGCACGCTGCCGTTGATCAGCCGCATCTCGTGCCTTGTGGCCGTGTAGCGTCCCACGCTGCGCGGCACGATGGAAAGCATCGTCTGAATCAGCGTCTTCTCCAGCTCCGGAAACGTGCGCCGGAACA